TTCTTCCATAGCGAATACTGTCTCCAGCGGTATTGGAGTGTTGTAAGACCTGTGAACTCCTTCAACAGCCTGCATGTCCTTTGGGTCCATGTCAGTAAATAAACCGCCTCTAAACCCAACGTAACCACCTGGCAAATCTCGCATAATCTGCTCATTGATCGGCGCGTACAGATCATTGGGAGGCATAATCCCATATTTTTGCATATCTGCTTGCAGCATCTTAGGAACAAATGCCTTTCTTCTGTTTCCAAGGGTCGTCGAGCCTGGCGAGTTAGGGTTAAACAAATAATCACGCATTTGCTCAACACCTTCATATCCAGGCCATTCTTTAGAAAGATTTTTTGTTTCTTTTAAGTCAGGCAAGTTAAGCATAAAATCATCAACAGCTTTAACGCCATCTGCACCCAAACCACCCATTGCTTCAATGTAGTTTAATATGCCCTCTGACGGCATCGTTGAAAAATTTGAACCAGGATGATTCATGTTTTGAAACAAACCTATAGGACGTTGCTTTGCCTTATCCGCTACCTTCATGGCATGTAATTGCTTGCCTTTAGCAGCATCCATCATGCTCATCCAGCTACCGTACTTATCAGCAAAAAACGCGCCGCCTTGAGTTTGTATTGGCTCTATGTCTCGTCCAGCAATCCGATCAACTACACCGACACTGGTCATGTCAGCCGGTATATGAATCAACGGACGATCAATTAAATCCTCCCACTTAGCTGATTGAGCGTAAAGATCGTCACTTGTTCTAAACCTACCGCCACCTAACCGTAAATCCTGCATTTCAGCAAACACTGGATTCGTGTCGTATAATTTACGCTGCTTTGTAATTGCCGCCTTACCAAGAAAATCACCATAGTCACCAGCAATCGCTTTGCTTGATATGGGGTTCTCTATTGCACCTGTAACTGTCCTTTGATCTAAAGGAAGTACTTCTACTGACTCGCCAGCTTTGCGTGTTTGGATTATTTCACCAAAATCTGGATGCTTAGTCGCAACCGCTTCTTCATATGTTCTTGGGTTTAAAAGCTCAGTTACCTTGTCACTCTTTAAGCCCTTTGCTAACGCATCACCGGCAAACGGTACAACACCTAGCAAGGTTGCAAGCCCGTTAATCCCAGTCCCTACGTAATCGCCTTCGTTGTACGAGTCGACAGTGTCTGCTGCGCCCGTAGCCTCACCAAAACCAGGTAAAAAGTCCAGCACACCTGTTAACTTACGCGCCCGTCTATGGTCTTCTCTGTCCCCACCAAAAAGATCACCAAGCCCCTGCTCTAGCATGTCACGGTAACCAGGCTCTTCTGGCGTGATTGATCCAACGTCATTGTGTCCAGCGACTGTCAGCAGTTCATCTAATATGCCTGCCATCCTATCGCTCATACAATACCCTTTAAATTAACCCTTAATGGCTTGCCCCAAGATGTGTTTGGCGGCTCATACACCACCGCCATCATTCCAAAGGCATCTGCCGCGTGGCTGGACCAATCGTGGTTAGGTCCAAGCCCAATGTTTCTGTTTTCATCGCGCTTCTCGTGATACCAAGAAAGCGCCTCTAATCCGTGCTTACAATCAGGCTCATTGAAATACACTGAGGGTAATATGCGTCTGACAGCCTCGACTCGATGGCCTGCTGCACCAGCACCTTGATTTGGCACGACAATGACGTTGTAGCCAGCCTCTCTCAGTGCGCTCTCGTAGCTCACCGAATAGACCTTGTCGTGGGTCTTACCGTCGTGCGGTAGCACAACAGTCTTGATGTCCTGTGTTTGTTCTCTTAACCAGGCAACGTGTGTTGCCAATGGCTGACCCTGGGCCTCGTAATACCCCAGCACTCTAATCTCTGACTTGTAAAACTGTACGGTCCAGATACTGGTTGCATCTGCCTTCGCACCAGTGCCACCAATGTCAAAGTAAGCTCTAGTCTCCATTAAAGGGTCTTCGTGGACATTACCCACTCGACCGTCACGCTTGGCATCCTCGATCAAGTGCGAGAAGTACGCACCCTCATGCGCTGCTAAGTAAGCACCCTCCCAGATATGGTCATAAACATCTGGCCTGACCTTCTTGTCAGTTTTTCTCTCAAGCTCTAAAACATTTGGAAACCACGGATTATCACGCCAGTTAAGCTCAACAATCTTTGAGTCTTCCGGTGGATTATCCCTAAATCGTTTGTTAGTCGCTGATCGTGCGCTTTCAGGGTTCCAAGTAACCCAAATCTCAGAGTCTTCCTCTCGTACTGTCGGGATTAGCTTACGCCATGCCTCCTCAGACACCGGCTCTGCCTCATCTACCCAGGCAATAATGATTCTGGCCTTTGACTTAATGCTATCAAGGTTGCGTCTTAATCCAGCAAACACATAGCTAATACGACCATCTCTGGACCGTATAAACTTCTCGCCAACCTCATAGTAATCAGCAAGCCAATCGACACCGCGTATGGCTGACTTAATCTCCTCTAGCGAGGACTCATCGAGACTGTTCAGGTGTTCTCTGGCGCATAGTATCTGCCCAGACTGTCCTGACATGCCGCACTGATAACCCTTAATGGCCGTCATCAATGCAAATGTTCTTGTTTTTGCGCTGCCTCTGCCGCCGTAAGCACCTCGGTATCGAGCCTCCCCCGCAAAGACTGGGACCAGCTTTTCAGGCAGATTAACTGTCGCTGTTGTCATCAGGCGTAACAGGCATTAGCTGTATCATTGTCGGCTTCATAGAGCCGTCTGAGCTACTATGATCTACCGCAACCTTTGACCCCTCTTTACGGTCAATCATCTTGTGTGCGGTGTTTATATCGCCATCATGCAGCGCATCAATTAAGACGCTACGTGCCAACATAAAGGGATTGGACTTTAAGACCTCTTTTCGGTCTCGAAACTCCTCGTTGTCCTCTTGATAACGATACAGTGTGGCCTTACCAATACTAGCGTAGTTACAGGCTTCTACGTCCGTGCAGCCCATACTAAATGCAGTCTCTAGTTTTGAGAGTGCATCATCAGTCATCACTGTAGGTCTAGACATGGTTTATACCTTGGGGTACTCGTAAGTCCCAGATAAAAAAAAGTAAAAAAAAGCCGCTAAGAAAGCGGCAAATGAAATCATGAAAGGGAAATAATAAGAAACATTACCTCATTCCATTTGCGGTGGTTTGAGGCTTAAAACTTTTTCGTTGAGTAGAAGGAAAGATTAATAAACCCCACCAACAGACAGAAATCCTATCTTGGGGATATTGAACCACACTTTGGCTGGTAAGTGAAATGGTATTACGACAATTTGTGTTTATTTTTATCTTCGGACAAATCAACGTGAAATTGACGCCACGGTGTCCGACAGGTCTTGTCATCAATGCTAACCTCTTTGTCCTTTTTCTTACCAAATATCGCATCAAAATTAGAGGCGTATTTATCCCTATCTGGAATAGGTCGTGGTGCGCTGCCTTTACCCATCGCGTAAACCTCTGTGTATCATCGTATTCAGCGCATCGTCCATAATCTGGTAGTCTGACAGCAGCAATTGAAAGCGCGGCATCCAAACCTTCTGCGCCCTCCAGCGACCAGTGCCAATGACATCAGCTAGTCGCCGCACCGATAAGTTAGCATTCCCTGACCCCTCGCATCGATCACACGTATCCACTTTGTTTTTTAAGGCAATATTACCGGTCCCAGAGCATGATCCGCAGCGGCTACCCATCACGCTAAATTTTAAGGCTAACACAGCCAATCTACTCACCCCATCGTCAGGCTCAGAGTCGCGACAGGTAAAGCCATAAGATAGCGCTGCTTGCCTTGCCAGAGCGTTTAACTCTGTGTCGGTGCTTTCATCAAGGCAAAATTTTCTCAGCCCATACAGATAGCAATGGCGGTCAGCATGAATTAAGCACCCAGCAATGTCATCGGGTGTAATCTTATTACGTGAAGTACCTCTCGCATCTTGAGTCAAAGGCGTAGCGCCAGAGGTTAGTAGCGCGAATAACTCACTCATCATCAAAACGAGAGGTAATGGCTTCGACCTTCTCGTCAAACAGCGCTGCGCGTTGCTCCTCTTCTTTCGCTTGGCTATCCATAACCTCGCTGACACTTTTAATCCACAAATCAATACCAGCCTCCTGCGATGAGTGCGGCGAAGTCGTTAAGGTTTCTGCAAGCTCCTTAAACAATTCTGGCTGGTGTAGATCGCTGGCACTCATAAGCCAAAAATGCAGGTTGTCTGCTGTCATTTTCATTTTCATGCTCCTCTTTAACGTACTTAAAAAACGCTGCATACTCTCAATATCTCGCAACGAATAATCACTTTCTACGCTGACCGATCCCGTTTTTGTACTCATGCCCATCCTCACTCGGTCATCTCTGCCTTGAACGTCACCCGCCCTACTTCACCAAACTCTTTATGTTGGGTAATACAGACCATTGTTCTGCTGGCGCCGTAGCCCTTACCCGCATGCCATTTATCGACAGGGCAGAGCACTCCCATAACCTCGCAGACCATGCCAGGGAGTTCTAAAACGGTCTTGTGGTGGAAGTGCGCGGTGTAGGCGTACACAAATGGATGGCGACCCCATTCATCTCGGTAATCTCGTGTTGCCACCTCGTACATCTTTTGTGCGTTAATTCCATCCCCATGATGGGTCAAAATAAACACCTTGCCCCACGAAAAAGGGATGAACTTTTTTTGGTTGCACAGCACGGTAATACGTGGCTCATTTTCAAAGTAGGCGATCATAATTTCATTGAGAAAGTACGATGCTCGGTGATCATGATTACCCCGAATATTCAACACATAAACGTGGGGGTACGTTTCGAGCAGCCGAACAATCATTCGCTTCATCAAAATGCGCGCATGACGGACCGTTCTTTCATAGCGTCCGTCCGTATCCTGCGGCGTCCCAGCGGTGGTCGATGATTCTGAATCAGTGTGCATGAAATCACCCATGTTCAAAAAAAGCGCAGCCTCCGCCTTATCTGCACGAGCAATTAAACTCTCAAAGCTTTGCTCCAAAAGATTCTCAGCAATGTTGACATCGTAATTAAATCCCGTCTGCGGCTTGTACGAATGCATCCCCAGGTGATGGTCGCCGATGCAGAAAACGTTTAGACGGTCCTTGCCGGTGATCTCAGGTGCTTTGATTGGCGTGTGAACATCAGGTAGCTCTTCCAGCAACCCATCCACAAAGCTTCGCAGTAGCTCCTGGGTATCATCATTTTTTTCACGTTCTTGTCGGACATATTGACCCTTTAGATTTCCCTCACCATCGTAGCGTGAGGTAACAAACTTTGCTTGAAACCCCTCCATCGTAGGGTGGTCAACGTCCCGATGCGGTGCAATAGCGTTGCTGGCCGCTGCGCGCTCAAGTTTATTAATCACATGCCAAACCCCAGACTGCGAACGACCCAAGCTCCTAGCCGCCTCTGACTGATTGCCGTGGTAAAGATTAACGGCCTCCAGCACGATTCTTTGCGCGTCAGTAGTGCAAAACTGTTGTAAAAACGAATAATCAGTAGCCATTGAGTCTGTCCTCATGAATTTTGATCTGCGCTTTAAAGTCAGCCAACATCTCTCGATAATCAGCCGCATAAAGCTTTTTTATTTTCTTTTTATCGCGGAGCATTTGCTCGACGTATGGTTTTCCGTATTGGTCTTCCATCCACAGGGTGTACCAGGCGTCAGCTACACCGTATTTTTGCCCAAATCTATTACACGGCCTGCACTGGGCATTTACATTGATGTCGTCAAGCGCGAAGAAACTGCTATCGCCCTTCGGTATCCAGTGCCCTCCGTCCATGTCTTTCCAATGGTGCCAACTACTTAAATTTTTAGGATCGCAAGAAACGCACTGGCAATACCCGTTATCATTGGCCGCAGACACGCGAGCCAACTTCTGAATTGCATCCAGGCACTGCGCTCTCAATGTCTTCTTGGCCATTTAAATCCCCAGGTTCGTTGGATCAGTTAATTTGCAATTGACGCCATAGAACTTGTAAAAATCATCCAGAAACCGAGACATCTGCTTGTTGGACATCATTGAGGTGACAGGAAAGAACGACAAAAGATCAAAGACCTCTGACTCGTAGGTTGGAAATGATTTAACCGCCTGGTTATAAACGGCGTGAAACTCGGCGTCATCGGCTAACATAATCGGTAACCCAATGTGCTTTTTAGCCAGGCACTTAATTTGGTCTGCGTTGTATTCTTTTTTAAAATTCGCCACCTCTGAATACCACAGGTGGCTTAAACGATTCATCGCTTCGGAACGCTTGGTCTCGCCCATTTTTAAGATAATCGTAAACGGGTTTTCCAGTGACACCTCTAACGCGTTAAACGCCTTTAAAAAATACTGCCGCTGCCAATCGTTTTTAATGGTTTGCGGATACTTCAAAAGACCCAGAAAGTCACTCACCTGGTCACCACCGGCAAAACTTCTAAAACCGTAATATCATCGTACTTAGGCAGGGCCAATTGGTATTCACTCAATGCTTTAATTTGCCCTTCAAAAAGCACAATAATCGCCTTTTGATTAACTGCATTGATGAGCTTTGTTTTCGCCAATACCTCATCGACATCGGCACAAGGTTGCGCAAATATCATCGAGATTCATCCTTATAATTAACAGCAATTTTAATTATTTGACTCAGCAGCAAACTGTCGATAGCCAACCAAAAGTCCACCGGCTTTTGAATTGCAACCTTTATCCAATTTTTAACTTTTGCTGAAGCCACTGGGTCATCTTGCGTCAGATATTGTGTCTCTGAAATAACTGCATTTTTGATAATGGTTGCCCGATGCGCTCTCTGCGTGAGACTTCTTTTCTTTAGCGTCTTAGGTCTTGCATCTCTTGGCAGCAACATGCCATCGTCAAACTCATTTCCATACTGAACCCTGCAGCGGATGACGTTGTCAGTTAGGCCGGTGGACTCTCTAATCTGCTTAATCGTGTAACACTCTCCCACCACAAATTTGTTAGTAGAGCCAATGTACTGAAATTCTCTGATCAACTTAGCCACTAAAACATCGCCTTCATTGCTGCCAGCGCATTAGCGCCTGCTGCTTTTGCCACCGCCCTGTCGTGACCAATTAACGCCGCTGGGGTCTCAAAAGGCCGGTGCA